AACCACTGGGCTTTTTATAAAAAGCAAATGCGACTGTATATGTGCATCGTGATCTTGCTCTGGAAACGCCTGTAAAGTCTCTTGTATTAAAGCTTTTGCGTTTTCTATAGCAGGATCTGTTGGTACGGGCTGTTTTGGGGGCGGTAAAATAGCCTCTATATTCTGCACCCCAATAGACTCATACATTCTATGGTAAGCCTCGTACAAATTGTGCATCTCTGGGTTGCTTTGCGCTAACTGCAATTGAGTTTGAGCTAAAGCCATCCGTTGCGACATAGAAAATATATTCGGATCAGATACAGGCAATACATCTACTCGATCATCAAAATCTTGCTGCTTAATCGATGTCTCTGCACCAACCACATTATATGGATACACCGGAGGCAAAGATTCGGCAAAGATTTTTGCCAGCATCCTAAATTCTTTTCTTTGTGCATAATGTAAACGCTTGTGTATCGCAGACATTACCTTAGAGCCTCTTTCCAAGAGCGCCACTGTAGTACCTGGCGCTGCTTGTTGATTACCATCGCCCACTTGTATGTCAGTAATAGCAGCAAATCGTCTGCCAGCATCTACAACAAAACCAAGTAGCGTTGATAAAGTTTGACTAGGTTCTTTGTACGGCAATGCCATAATGCTTTCTTTTAACGCTCCACCAGGAACATCAATATCTCTAAATTCACCAGGGGATAACGGTTCATCCGCATCTCTAATGCGAATACCTCTAGTTTTAAACCCAGCAGGTAAGTTAGCTAATGTTCCGGCATCAATTAATTGTCTAAGAATTGATGTTGCAGAGCGACCTAAACCGCCAATCATATGCAATAAACCAAAACCGTAAAAGCCAAGACCCGGTAAAAACTTGTAGTGCGAAAAGTAATGCTGCTTACGGTGATACTCGTCACCTTCCGTCCAGTTTCTTCTAACTGACAAAACTTTAGATGTTCCTTCATCTATCGTAACAATGTAAGGAAGTTTTATTCCTGTTGGCTCATTGTCTAATGGATGCCTGTGCTCAAAGCCGGGTAAATCTAAATCTGTGTGTATTTCTAGTAAAGTACAGTCTTGATCGTCGGAAGTTTTATCGATCCCTGACAGCTCTCTTTCTTTATCTAGTATTTCATCGTCAGCTTCGTATGGGCTCAGTTCTATTTCCCTGTAAAACCCAGTTGCTTGCGCCTTACGAACATCATTTTCATTCATACGAATTACATGAGTAATTCTAGACGCCGAGTCTAAGTCTGATGCGTTGTATGGAACAATCAAATCATCCGCAGGGACAAATTTAGAAACTGCTCTATCTAACAAGTCATCAAAGTACACTTTCTTAAAAGCACTTCCAGCAATCGGGAGATAAAACAAAAGACGATCCATTTCTGGGTCGTACTCTTCCATTACATGCATAATCTGGTAGTTCATGAAATCCTTAACTCGTTGAGATTGCATCTCTACTTGAGGATTCGTGGCGCCAATAATCTGTGTTCTAACTGGACCTCCACTAGGCAATAACTCTTTGTATGCCTGAGCTTGAAACTGTGTGATTGACTCCGCTATCAATGGGTGTGTTACACCACTAGAACCTCTAAAAGGTTGATCTCTGTCTTCATACTTAATCCCCAGCAGATCTAAACCATTAACGTATGATTCTTCCCAATCCTTTCTTCCAGACTTGTCTTCTTCATACTTTGCGCTTAAATCACTGGCAATTTCCATCAATTCTCTTTCGTCAATTAATTCGGCTATGTTCGCATCGTGTTCTGCAAAAATAGCTTCTTTAAACGCTTGTTCTTCGTAACTTAAAACGACTGAACCGTCATCTAACTCTTCCATTTCAGGAGTCTGTTCTTCTTCAACCTCTATATCAATTTGCTCCTCCATCATTCCAGACAAAGGGTTTCCTTGAGAAGGGATTGTTTCTTCAATTAAAGATACCGGTTCTTCAGCCATTTACAGATCCTTTTGAATTAAACTTATCAATCTTTATTAGGAGGCGTCATTTTTGCCTTGCCTATATTTAAAGCAAGTAATTCAATTGCCTTATAAAGTTTACCTAACAACTCATCATCCTTTGGAGTATTCGTTACCGCAGCTATAAAGCTTGCTCCGCATACAATTGCAGTTACAACACCAATAATTTCAGCTACCCATTCAAACATTATTCTTCCCCTTTATCATAGTCTCTATAGAACTTTACAATAGTTAGTATGTTTTTGGTATATCTTTTAATTTCAGCCATATTCATAGCTAAGTTTTCGTATTGTTTGGTAGTCAACGCATAGTAAGGTTTGCGAGGCGCTTTGTTTTCGTCAATCAAACCAAGATAGGTTGTCATAGTTTCGGGGGTCATCACTTCAAACTGGACATCTGTCAACTGCATTTCCATTGGCAATGGCGGATGATACATAGGCGGGCGCTCCGCTATGGTTTTAACCTCAACTTGTTTGGTGTTGGGCATCATCGAACACCCACCAACTAATAACAAACTAACCGCGAATATCAGCTTTCGCATCTGGAACCTCTATTTTTATCTCTGGTGTTTCAACAGGTTCTTCTTGTGGCTCAAACTGGTCAGGGTCGGTAATTTTTACCAACGCTTCTTTTACCTTGCGCGTACCGTTGTTGACTCTTGTTTCAATAAGTTTGGGTTTGGCTAATGCCAAGCTGTTCATGTCGTGCTTAGAGAACTTATCTCTAAGGCTGTTGAACTCTCGCAATGCTTCGTTCTTTTCGGCTTCCATGCTTTTTAGCTGAAAACTAACCTGTTCTTGTTTTTTTAAATATGCGTCTATTGAAGCATTCTGTTCTTCTATTTGATTTTCTAAGATGACTTGGTTGCCTTTAAGCACCGCCATTTGGTTGTTAAGGTATTTAATGTACGAAGCGGAGCCAGCTAATGAAGCTACCAACAATGCACCTAAAATTATGGCAAGTTTAAAACCCATAAGTATAGACCTGTAACGCTTGTTCCTTACCTTTAACTTTTATTTCGCTCACTAAGTGTAAATCATATTTACAGCGATTGGCAGTAGTTTCCCCAACTAACAAATCAACACCCTCTTGTTTGGTTGCAGATTCAAGCCTGGCTCCCGTGTTTACAGCGTCGCCAATAGCGGTGTAATCAAACCGTTGTTCACTGCCCATGTTGCCAATAACAGCGTCCCCGGTATTAACTCCAATGCCAATGGCTATTTCAGGTAACCCTTCTGCAGCTAGCTCTCGATTAAGACCTTCCATGTTATTGATTATTTGCAAGGCACAAGATACCGCTCGATACTCATGATCTTCTTGATCAAAAGGAGCATTCCAAAAAGCCATCATTGCATCGCCAATATACTTATCCACAGTTCCCTCGTATTGCTGAACTGCTTTTTGTTGAGCGGTCAAAGCCTTATTCATAATGTACGTAACCTGTTCCGGGGGAAGCGATTCGGACAACGATGTAAACCCTCGTACATCGGTAAACAAAAATGTCGCATAACGCTTTTCACCCCCTAAACGAAGCAAATTTGGGTCGTTTTGTAGCCGTTTTACCTGTCTTGGGTCCAAATAATGCTCAAATTGTTTCTTAATTTGCTGTTTTAGGCGGTATTGGGTGCGGTAATTAAGGTAAAAAGCGACTGTAGAGGCCAAAATCTGGCTAATTAGGGTCCAAACTACGTCAATTAACAGTCCATTTGCGATAAGTTGCGTTCCAGCATAAGCCGTCGCGCTAAACAAAAGCGATGCCAATAACACCCCCCAAGTCACGCCCAACCCACTGACCAAAAACCATACTAGGGCTACCGTAGTTACAAAAATAAAACTTTCTGCCGCTAAAGAGTAATCTGGAATGTAAGGGCTGTCTGACTGTAAAATACTTTCGGCCAAGGCAGCTTGAATGTAATGGGGTTCGAGTAAACCTATCGGGGTAGCGAGCTGTGGCATGACACCTTTAGCAGTTACACCAATAAAAACAAACCGACCCTCAACATCCATTTCTTCTAAAGATGTTTCACGTGGAACAATCCAACTAATCCACTTCCTGCCCAGAGAATCAACTTTGGCTGGCGGAATACCCTTTACGCGCACTTCTTCAATACCATTTTGATTTGTTTTAATCACGTAGGTATCCGCGTCAGCCAAAACTTTTAAAACCTGTGTTCCAAATGCCGCTAACCAACCATCTGGAGTCTTATACAATAATGGTATCCTTCTAACTAGATTATCCACATCAACCGGGGCCGTAGCAATCCCTTGTTCGGTCCAAGCAGATTCACGCAGTATCGGTATGTTTTGTAAAGTTCCTACTGCTTCAAAACCACCGTCACCGTCACCCAATATTACTGTACCAACAGTATCTGGATACTCTCCATTGTCGTGTTCAAACAAGGGCAGTACGGTTTTAGAAAAACTCATAGAATAAGCAAACGCTTCATCGCCCCCCAACCTACCTGGATGCGGAAAACCAATAACCCAACCCACGCCTATGGCTCCATGCTCCAGTAAATCGTGCTGTATTTCCGCAAGTCGATAACGTGGCAACGGATAACCGCCTTCTCGGTCAACATCTTCTTCGGTAATATTCAGTATTGCAAAATACCCAGACGGTTGTCCTTGGCTAACGAAAGCATCAAAAGTACGAAGCTTTAATACTTGGTACATGTCCCATTGAAATATAAGCGGAATGCTTAATAAGCTAAGTATTATTAAAAACTTTTTCACGAACCTTGCGTAATCATAATCTGAGAATCGCCTCCACCGTTAACTTTAATTTGATTAACCACACCGTTCTGTATCAGCATAATAGTATATGAGCCACCGCCCTCTATATCCAGACGGACTTTGTGTTCGACGAAACGCCGAAAGCTAATTACATTTCCTGTGATTAACGTCGTTATCTGAGTGTCTTTGTCTTGACCTAACTCGGTTCCTGTAATGTTGATTCCTGCTGTTTGTTTTAACCTGTCTTCTTCTTCGGCCACGGCTAACGCATCTAAGATGTTAAGCAGGTCTTCAAGAAAGTTTACATCTAAGTAATTGATATCTAACTCAGTAAACTCAGCTTCTTCTTCCAACAAGTCCTCGTTTAAAAAGTCTACGTCCAAGCCACTAAAGTCTAAATAGGGGTTACTTTCGACCACGTTATACGATTCGTCCACCACTTCTACTTCTTTTGGCGGTGTGACGATTAACATGTTGTCGATTAAATCAATAGTCAAATCAAGAATGGCTGGGCTACTTGGGGGTCTTTCGTACATCGAAGCAGTGGTCGATTGAAACGGTTTGTTTAGTGTGACACTGCCAGAACCTGTCGATACTACGATTTCACCAGAAGATATGCCATTTACATCAGGCAATAAAATAACCAAGCTACGCCCTAACTCATCTACCGTCACTGTAAAGTCCGTACCGCGGATAGCAATATTGGCGGTTGGAGTGCGTAGTTTAATATTCTGTTTGTTTATCTTGCCCAAGCCACCTGTAATAAAACGCGCAGTGCCACTGGCAAAGTTCAACGCCATCTTGGTTTTATCGGGGTTTGGATCGTAAATGTACTCGTCAATGACCAGCTTACTGTGTTCAGTTAACTTGACCCGGCTGTCATCTTCAAAAGTTATTGCTAACCTACCAGCGGTGGTTTCCACGTTGTCGTTAGATTGTATGCCTAAATCTAGGTCAGCTTTAAGTGGCTTATCTCGGACAACTTGTGCATTACCCTGTAACTCGGATATTGCTCCAATATCAGCAGCCCACAGCGGTCCCACCATCGTCTTGCTCGACACAAACAGTGCCATTAGAGCCGTTAGAAGTAATCTTGAGCCAATCATTGTTTAATGTACTCGTTTGAGAAACTGTAAAAGCTCGACTACCGCCAGTGTGATCTAACCAGAAGTAACCACCTGAACTAGCGTTAACGCCTGTGCCAGTATATGTGACTGTGTTATCAGAGCCGTCGATGTCCATATAGTTGGTGGCTTGGTCAATATTAATAGTTGAAGTGACCGTATTGTTTGAGCCTTGAATAATCCAATCAAGATCTAATGTCCCTGCTGCTGCGGTAGTTGCTTGGTTCAACGTCATAGTATTACTAGAACCTGTCACGTTGATATTGACGTTAGAGTTATCTGCACCGTAGGTGTTGGTCGTGTCAGTAACCACATTCATCACGTTAGAGCCACCAGTAAATTGAAAGAAACCAGTGTAACTGTCAGCAGTGATATCACCTTTCCATAAGTTGCTTGAACCTATTTGATTGATATCTAATGTGTTAGTCGTACCGATAAAATCAAAGTCAGTTAGAGTACCTGCTACAGAACCAACACCACCTATTAGGTTTCCTCCGCCCTGCTGCTCCAAGTCAATATTCGCCGTCGCGCCTGACTGATCCATCCAAATCTCGTTATCCGCGAACAGTGGATGAGCTAACGTAAACAAAACTAATAAAAGTATTCTATTCATTTTTTAACGCTCCAGTATCCTGCCGTTAGACCGTCTTGAATTGTTTGGAGAACTGCCGTTTCTATGGCGGCTTGGAGGGCTAAATTGACAGACTCATTTTGGACTGAGCCGTTCTCTATCTCAATCAATTCTGTGCCTTGGGCAACAAATTTGAAAACATCCTGACTATATCCTACACTAAGAATGCTCTTAGTGACCAGAACTTCGAGTAAAACCCTGCCGGTTAGTACCGAAACGGTACGTAACGACACTGTTATCGTATCTTTTCGGTATTTTTTAGACGCCCCAATGCCCAAGTACCTAGCACCCATGCCTCCGGATGTCTCATTACTGTCATAACCGACCACACTTCCTTGCATTAATAATCCAGCAAATAGCAATGGTTTTATCTTTTGTTTCTCGCTGGCTTCTTGCCGTGTAGCGCGAATGATCTGGCGTTCCTTCATTAAGTTGTCTACACCAACGCGCTCAACTACATCAAAGAACCCTTGCTTTTGACCACCTGCATGGTGCAACGCTCGAATTAAATAAGTTACCGGGCTTTGCGTAACCGCTGTACTAAAGTTTGCAAACTCACCATTACTGCGCCGTTGCCCAGTGTCGTCATTAAAAGCCACGCCATACACCGCAACGACGGGTCTTTTTTCTGGTGGTTCAACGCGAGCTAGTTCGGTAACCAGTAACGGTCGGATCTTGGGCAGTTCTTTTTTAGGAACAACGTGATTGCTGACGGTAGTGCAGCTAGAAGTAAAAATCACCAATAGGAACAGAAATAACAGTCGTGCCACCAGACTGGTCGGTAACGGTAAGCGAAACAGTTTGTCCGTTGGTGCTGTAGTCAACTTTATTGCCCTCAAGCTCAAAGCTTCCACTCTCTGATTTTGTTTCTCCAAACATGTTATCTACTAATTGCCTGGACAGTTCCGCATATATTCTACTCTCTAAATTACGGATAAACCTAGCCAGAGTACTATTATTGACCTCGCGCTCTGCTTCTTCAACCAAAGCAAGCTTCTCTTCTTTAATAGTATTTTCGCGGCTATGTTCTTGGTTTTCGATAGTCAGGTAGTGAGCAGACGTACCGTTGCCAGAAAAGCTAGGACTTTTAAATTTGTGCAACATTTCCGCAGACGCAGTGTTTAACGGAGAAAATAGTAACAAGATACAACAAACCAAAGCCACACAAAAAATAACAACAACATGCCCTACAATACTAGCGGCTGTTTTTAGTATCTTTTTTATCTTGGATCTCACGTATCTCAATCACCGTATCAAGCTTCTGTTGTAACCGTATGATATCGTTATCCAGCATACGGATGCGGTCTATTAAGCCTACCAGAGTGGTCATAGTTTCGCCAAGCTTGGATTTTATCTCGTTAGTAATGTATTGCCAGATAAAATAAATCATATACAGCAAGCCAACTGTCGCAACAATCGGAAAGCCATACTCACTGATTACTTGAGCGATATCCATTCTTATTTTTTAATGTCGGCTAACCGTCTGTCTTCTTGAGCTTCTAAAAGTTCTGTTAGAAACGGGCTAGGCTCGTATTCTTCTTTTATTTGTTTTTTTGCAAAATCATTAAACCCGCTAACAAATAAAGAATTTTCTACAACTTTATTAAACTTTTGAGATAGGTTGATGTTGGGATCGTCTAGTGAGTTTTTTATTTTTTTCAATTCGTCTACGCTTTCGTCAACATTAAAACCCGGATGTTGTGCTTCAACGCTTTCTTTATAACTTTGCAAAAGATCAGATTCTTTTTGAATGAGCAGGTTAATAGTGTCTTTTAACTCTTCCGGTGTTTGTGCTGTATATGTGTCTAATACCCTGTTAAATAATTCACCCGTTTGGGTTCCTTCCTCGGAGCCTGTAAAGTGACGGTATTCATGCGCCATTGTTCCAGGATAAAATTCTGCGTCACTAGGGCGAGTATAAATGGCTACAGTGTTTGGGTCTTGAAAACCAGCATACCTGAAAGGGTATCGTGGGTTCAAATCCCACCACCTCCACAATTTCAGCTCTTTTCAGGAAGAGCTTTTTTTATTTACAATTCCTTATCTTTGTATCTTATATATCTCATTGCATAAAAAACTAATGAAAATAGCGTATATAGCTTACGAAGATTCTAATGATATCAGCGCTTGGTCTGGTACCATTGCTCATATATCTAAAAATCTATCGAAAAATAACGATATTATCCCTATCGATAATCTTGGATGTACGTGGGATATTATATTCAAATTTATACCAAAGATTAAATCATTTCTTGGATTAACTTCAGATTTTCGTCGTAATAAATTCTTTATGAAATCTATTACTAGGAGGATAGAGAGGAAATTAGAAGGCAAAGAATTTGACATCATCTTTGCACCTGGTACGCTTTATGTATCCTATTTGAAATCAAATAAACCAATCGTTGTTTGGGCCGATGCTACTTTTGCAAGTCTCGTGGATACTTAC